AGGCTTCAAGAACCGCGCGGATTGGGCAACCGGCAGCCAAGCGCCGTAACCGGATACGGACGGCGAAGGTTCAACGACTAGGTTTCAAACCGTAGGGCCGAGCGGCCCGAAGCGCGGGGCTTTGTATTTTCAAACATGGCGGATTGGACGGTTGCGTGAAACAGGTTTTTATAGACGGTCAACCGCTAAACTATCTTATATCCAAAGACGGGAAATGCTACAACAAAAAGTCGATGAAACAGTTAAAAGGGCAGCTTTCAAATTCGGGATACCTTGCATACAATGTGTGTATGCCGAACGGAACGAAAAGGCGATTATATGCCCATAGACTTGTCGCGTCCGCGTATGTAGAAAAGTACGATAACGAACAGTGCTATGTCAACCACAAGAATGGAATAAAAACGGACAATCGAGTTGAAAATCTCGAATGGGTGACCCCAAAGCAAAATGTGGGACATGCTGTTTTAAACGGCTTGATAAAAACAAAGCCAGTTTATTGCTTTGACAAAAACGGAAACGTGGTTGCTTGTTTTTCGAGCGTAAAACAAGCAGCGTCATCTTTCGGTGTTTCAGAGAGTCATCTTATACGAGAGTTAAATGCTATTTCAACAAACGTGGTACGCGGGCACTATTGGTCATATAAAAAAGACATCTGTATTTTGCCAATAAAAAAGACCCCAGGTACTGCAAGACAAGTCATGCAGTATAACGAAGACGGAGAGCTTGTTGCAAAATACAAGTCGTCTCAAGAGGCAGCAAGAAAAACTGGGTCAAATTATCGACACATCGGAGAATGTTGTAGAGGACAGCTTAAACGTCACAACGGATTTGTTTGGAAGTACAATGATGATATAGTCTGACCTTGCGGGAAACCGCAAGCCCCATGCCGCACGGTTAGCGCCCGTGCGGAAACACAGTTGGGTTCAAAGTGGGCCGGAGAGCTGGAGGGCTCGTTCTTCAGCGGAACGAAGTTCGACAAGTGCCGAACGGTCAGGAAGGCGGAGGACTCGTACTCCGACAAGTGCGCGCACGACGACTTCTACGTCATGGGCGTCGACGTGGGCCGCAAGGGGTGCTCGACCGAGGCCGCCATCCTGAAGGTGAGGAAGCTGCGCATCAACGGCATGGACGTGGTGCGCAAGGAGGTCGTGAACATCTACACCTTCGACGAGGAACACTTCAAGATGCAGGCCATACGCATCAAGAGGCTGTTCCGGGACTACAAGTGTCGGTGCTGCGTGCTCGATGGCAACGGACCCGGCATAGGCCTCGTGGACGAGCTTGTGCTGGACTGCACCGACCCCGACACGGGGGAGGACCTTTACGGGTTCGGTGTGGTGAACGACCGCGACGGCGACTATGCCCGCTTCAAGACGCCGTACACGATACAGGACGCGATGTTCGTCATGCACGCCACGGCGGCGATAAACAGCGAGGTGTACGTCTACACCCAGTCGCAGATGCTCCTGGGCAACGTCCGCTTCCTCGTCCACGAGTCCGAGGCGAAGGAGGCGTACGAGAAGCTTCCGAGAAAGCGCCGCGACTCAATCGACCGAGACGAGTTCCTGCGGCCGTACACGCAGACCTCGATTCTGCGCGAGCAGCTGCTCAACCTCACGATGAAGAGCGAGGGCGCGCACATCGTGCTCAAGCAGTCCAACGTGAAGGTGCCCAAGGACAAGGTGTCGGCCCTCGTCTACGCGCTCTACTACTGCAAGAAGGAGGAGGAGCGCAAGGAGCGGAAGGTCGACGTCTCGAAGCTGCTCATGTTCACGCCAGCCCAGGAGAGGAAGCTTTAGTCCTTCTCTTGGGACAAAACACCGCATTTTTACCTCTTTTGGGGCGTTTTTGGGCAAAAAGGTCTAAAAACGCCCCAGTTTTTTGACATAAATAGTGTAAGCGTCGTTTTGTGCCGAGAGGGGGCAGATTTGCTCGACAGCCGCGGAGAGGTCAGGATACACGAGGTCCTGACCGAGATGGGCCTGCGCTTCGAGGAGGAGTACGAGTTCCCGGACCTCGTCGCGTCCAGCGGGCTTGCGCTGCGCTTCGACTTCGCCGTCTTCTCCGACGCGGGCGAGCTTCTCTGCCTTCTGGAGTATCAGGGAGAGCAGCACTACACGCCAGTCGCCAAGTTCGGCGGGGTGGAGCACCTGCGCCACCAGAGGCACAACGACCAGAAGAAGAGGGAGTACTGCGCGCGCAACGGCATACGCCTGGCGTGCATACCCTATTACGAGGAGCGGCTCATAGACGCCGACTACCTCGAAGAGAAGATATACGGATAGGGAGGCAGAGATGGCGAACCGAAGGCGCGGGACAGACCGCCGGGCGTCCGCAGGCGTCGTCGTCGACGCCGAGACCGGCAAGAGGGCGCCGACCGACTTCAACCAGATTCGGGTCGGCGCGAAGAAGCTCCGAAACGACGTCGCCTCCGTCATAGACGACTCGACGCGCGCGCACAGGCCGTTCCGGCAGGCCGACGTGTTCCGCGCCATAGAGACCCACGACCTGAAGACGCTGCGGGCCATGTCGCACCACTTCTTCGAGAAGAGCGGCATCTACTCAAGGCTTTGCCGCTACATGGCGTACTTCTACCGGTACGACTGGGTTGTGACGCCGATAGCCCGCCCGGGCAAGTCCGTCAACAGGGACCGGGCGACGGCGGTGTGGTACGACGCGTGCGAGTTCCTTGAGAGGTGCCGCGTCAAGAAGACGTTCGGAGACGTCGCCCTGAAGGTTGTCAAGAACGGCTGCTGGTACGGGTACATGCTCGACGGAACCGACACCGTGTCGATGCAGGAGCTTCCCGTGGACTACTGCCGAAGCCGCTACTCGCTGAACGGGCAGCCCGCGGTCGAGTTCAACGTGAAGTACTTCGACGACCAGATAAAGGACGGCGCGTACAGGATGCGCGTCGTCGGCATGTTCCCGCCCGAGGTGAGGAGCGCGTACGTCAAGTACAAGGAGGGCACGCTTGAGAAGGACTACTCCGGCGACACCCTCGGATGGGTGCTCCTGGACCACGAGAAGACGGTGAAGTTCAACCTCTCCGGCACCGACATGCCGCTGTTCATCTCGGTAATCCCCGCGATACTCGACCTTGAGGACGCGCAGGACCTCGACAAGAAGAAGATGGCCCAGCAGATTCTCAAGATTGTAATCCAGAAGATGCCGCTGGACAAGAACTACGACCTGGTGTTCGACATCTCGGAGTCCCAGGCCATGCACAACAACGCCGTCCAGATGCTCGCCGACGCGATAGGCGTGGACGTGCTCACCACGTTCGCAGACACCGAGGTGGCCGACCTCTCCGACAACGGCAACGCGTCTTCCGTGGACCAGCTGGAGCGCGTCGAGCGCACAGTCTACAACAACGCGGGCGTGTCGCAGGCGCAGTTCAACACCGACTCAAGCGTCGCGCTCGAAAAGTCGATAAAGAACGACGAGTCCACGATGTACGACCTCGTGCTCCAGTTCGAGGCCTTCCTTAACCGCCTTCTGGCCCCCTACGACAACAAGGTGAGGGGCGTGCGGATGAAGGCTTCGATACTCCCGACGACCGTCTACAACTACGCGGACCTGGCCCAGACCTACAAGGAGCAGACGAGCCTCGGCTTCTCGAAGCTCCTGCCGCAGGTCGCGCTCGGGCGCACGCAGACGGAGGTAATCGCAACCGCCGCCTTCGAGAACGACTGGCTTGACCTGAACTCGCTGTTCGTCCCGCCGCAGATGTCGTCGACGATTTCCTCGGACGGCGCGTCTTCCGGCGGCAGGCCCGAGCTTGACGACGAGGACAAGTCGTCCAAGACGGTTGCGAACATCGAAAGCGAATAAGGAGGCCGAATGGCGCTCAAAAACAGGTCCGTCGAGACCATCGACGGGCCGCAGTTCGTAAACCTGGAGCCGGTGGACGTGAACCCGCTGATGTCCAAGTGCGACGTCAAGGTTTTCTACCTGGGCCACAACCGCAACGGCTCCTACATAGACCGCGACACCGCGCTCAAGATGGCCAAGACCCTGCGCGGCACGCCGATTGTCGCCGCGTGGTACGAGGACAAGGGCGACTTCGGCGACCACGGCGAGGTGATGCACGTCGAGAACGGCGAGGTAACCTTCTCGTGCAAGACCGTGCCCTACGGCTTCGTGGCCCCGGACGCCGACGTGTGGTTCCAGAACTTCGAGGACACCGACGAGTTCGGCAACTCCGTCGAGCGCACCTACATGATGACCGACGGCTACCTGTGGACCGGGCAGTACCCGGAAATCCAGAAGGTGATAGACGAGGGCCAGCCGCACTCCATGGAGCTTGACGGCGAAACCTTGAGCGGCCACTGGTCATATGACTCGAATTTGGGCGTTGATTTTTTCATTATTAACGATGCCACTTTCTCGAAGCTGTGCGTTTTGGGCGACGGGGTGGAACCCTGCTTCGAGGGCAGCTCCGTCACGGCATCCAAAGACTTCTCTCTTGGAGAGGGGTTCAACAGGACCCTGTTCTCCATGATGGAAGACCTTAAAGGCGTTCTAGCAGCAGAAGGAGGGTTGAAAATGACCGACAACATCAAGAAGGGCGTCGACGAGGACGAGGAGCCTGCCGCTCCCGCCGAGGGCGAGGAGGGCAAGGCCGGGGAGCCTGCCGCCGCAGCTGCCGAGGAGCCTGTCTCCGAGGAGCCTGTGGAGGAGCCTTCCGCCGAGCCCGTCGAGGAGCCTGCGTCCGAGCCTGAAGCCGAGCCTGAGGCCGACGCCTCAGAAGAGGCCGCCTCCGAGGACGTGTCTTCCGAGGACGCGTCTTCCGAGGACGTTTCCGAAGAGGGCGAGGGCGACGAGGAGGGGGACGACCCCGCCGAGGACTACGCCCTGGTCCAGGCCAACGAGACGATATCGCGGCTCAACGAGAGCCTCGCTGCCGCCCAGGCCGAGCTTTCTGAGCTTCGAAGCTTCAAGCTCGCCGCCGAGAACAGGGAGAAGGACGCGGTAATCGCGAAGTACTTCATGCTCGACGACGCCGACAAGGCCGACGTCGTGGCGAACAAGGAGAAGTACACCCTGCCCGAAATCGAGGCCAAGCTTGCTCTCCTGTATGTCGAGAAGAACGTTGACTTCTCTCTTGGGGAAACCGTCCGCGACGACGGGACAAAACCGGCCGTCACGTTCTCGGTAGACGAGGGGACCCACGTCTCCGGGCTTGTGAGCGCCCTTCGCGCGACCAGCAAGCGATAGAACACGATACCTTAAATAGGAGGTTGTTAGATGTCTGTTACCATCGACCGCATCGGCTATGCGGTTGTCGAGGAGAACATCCTCAGCGCCAAGCGCGAGGGCCGCGTCTACGCGCAGCTCCCCGCCGCCGAGGCCATCGAGGTGCTTGAGAACGGCCAGTTCGTCAAGTACGACTACGCCAACGGTGAGGTTAACTTCACCGGCGACGGCGAGTGGTTCATGGTGTACAACGAGGAGAAGCTCTACGACGAGCGCCACCAGATGCACCGCGACTTCGCCATGAAGGCCGAAGACTACTTCGACGGCAAGATGTACCCCCGCGTCATCGGCATCCACGCGGGCGACCTGTTCACCACCAACGCGCTGAAGCCAGGCGACTACACCGTCGGCGACAAGCTCAAGGTGGGCGACGACGGCTGGCTCGCCGCAGGCGACGCCGCGACCGGTGAGCACGCCTTCAAGGTCGTCAAGGAGTACACGCTCCCCGACGGCCAGCCCGCAGTCAAGATTCAGGCCATCGCCTAGAAAGGAGCGTGCCCACATGTCACTCAAGTACTCTGAGCTTCGACAGCTCGCCAGCGCCGCACTCAACGCTCCCAAGGGCGCGCCCGTCGCCTACTCCGTGAGCGACACCGAGAACTACTCCCTCGCCCAGGTCAACGAGACCCTGCGCAACGAGCTTAACTCGCTGTGCGGCGACTACCGCTCCATGCGCGAGAACCAGAACACCGTGTTCCGCCTCATCGAGGAGTCCATCGACGAGGTGCTTCCCGCCCGCGTCCTGGCCGCCTACGAGCAGTTCGCCGAGGTCCGCTCGGTGCCCCAGGGCGACCGCGTCATCTTCCGCCAGCGCATCTCGAACGCCGCCCGCGAGCGCGCCAAGACGTTCGTGACCCGCGTCGGCCTCGCCGGTCGTTACGAGACCTTCATCCTCGACGGCCAGGAGCTTGAGGTCAAGACCGGTGCCATCGGTGCCGCCGCCAAGATTGCCTTCGAGGAGGTCCTCGACGGCCGCTGGCAGTTCTCCGACATGATTGACATCGTGATGGAGGGCTTCGACGACTGGCTCTACAAGGAGATTGCCGCCCAGCTTGAGCAGGCCGTCGCCCTGCTCCCCGAGGTCAACAAGGCCGAGGTCGCCGGTTTCGACGAGACCACCATGGACGACCTCCTGGGCATCACCGACTCCTACGGCCGCACCACCATCTACTGCACCCAGGAGTTCGCGGCCAAGATGGTGCCCGCCGAGGGCTGGCGTTCGAGCGCCATGAAGGACCAGCGCTGGAACAACGGCTACCTGGCCACCTACAAGGGCCACAACGTCGTCATCCTGCCCCAGTCCCTCGTGGACAACACCAACCAGCTCAAGGTCATCGACCCCGCCCAGGCCTACCTCATCCCGAGCGGCCAGGACGAGCGTCCCGTCAAGATTGTCCTTGAGGGCGACATGCTCGTGCGCAACTGCAACGACAACGACGACTGGTCGCAGGAAATCCAGTGGTACAAGAAGGTCGGCGTCGGCATCCTGTGGACCAACCACTGGATTTGCAGCTACCGCAACACGGACCTCACCAAGGAGACCCGCTCCGCCTAAGGCGGGACGGCCCCTTACGGAGTCTTTTGGACGCGTCTAGCGCCCGACGGAGATAAAAGGAGAAAAGACAATGGCTGAGCTTAGCGACGACAAGCTCGTGTGCGTGCGGAACATGACCGGCCACCGCGTCGTGTACACCAACCCGGAGAAGAACGTCCGCAGGGAGTTCGAACCCTTCGAGGAGAAGAACATCCGCGTGGACGAGCTTCGAAGCGCCAACTACCGGCGCGGTTGCCGTGTCCTGTTCAAAGGCTCGCTCTACATCAAGGACGAGGACCTGCGAGACGAGTTCGGGCTTCCCGCCGTGGAAGACGTTCCCGAGTACGCCTACACGGTGTCCGACGTCGACAAGATGCTCACCTCGGAGACCAAGCACGACATGGACCTTCTTCTGGACGCCCTGGACTACGGCCCCGACGGCATCAAGGGGCTTATCAAGGACCGCGCTGTGGAGCTTCGCGTCCCCAACCTGGACAAGCGTGAGGCTATCCACAAGGCCACAGGCGTCGACGTGAACAAGGTAATCGAGGTGGACGACGAGCTTTCGTCGGTTTCCGTCGAGGAGGCCGCGGAAGAGAAGAAGCCCGCGCAGAAGAAACGCCGCGCAAGCTCGGCCAAGGCCGAAACGAAGCAACCCTCTCGAAGGGCAGCCGGGAAGTAGCGAGAGGGGGTGTGTGGTATGGACGAAGAACAGACGATGGTTGACCTTGACGTCGACTGCTCGTGCTCCGACGGCTCGGAAGACTCCGACGGCTTCGAGGCGCTCGACGTCGACTGCAAGTGCCCGCCGGAACCTCCGGCTCCCCCTCCCCCGCCCAAACCGACGACCTTCCGCGAGATGTACGACTACTTCCTGTCGGGCATCACCGACGACATGTTCATGGAGCTTACTCCCGAGGACACCGAGGAGATGCTTGAGGAGATTCTCACGGCGGCGCTGCCGCACTTCGAGTTCCCCCACAAGGACATCTACGACCTCGACAGGGAGAACAAGTCGTTCAGATGCAGGCTCTCGCTCGAAGAGATGACGATAATCCGCTTGTACATGATTGTCGAGTGGCTGGGCTTCCAGCTGGCGAGCGTGGACAACGTGCGCCAGAAGTACAGCGGCTCCGACTTCAAGTTCACCAGCCAGGCGTCCCACATGGACAAGCTGACCAAGCTCAAGGAGCACTACCAGGACCTCGCCTTCAAGCAGCAGCGCATCTACTGCCGCCACATGAAGGGCGAGAACGCCGACGGGTACGTCTCGACCATGGGGTTCGTCATGTCGAAACCGGCAGACGACAGGTTCAAGCTGAACACCGTCCGCTCCAACAGCGCGTACCCGCGCGACAGGGGATGGTGGTAGCGTGGAGGTCGTCAACCACGGGGCCGAAGTCCCGGCAGAGACCGTGGACAAGTGCCTCACCCGCATCTGCGGGCAGATATTCAAGCTGCTCCCGCTCGCGGAGGAGAAGAGGGACTGGAAGAAGCCGCTGGAGACGATAATCGTCGAGCTTCTCGGCATGGGCGGGCTTCTGGGCGAGCCCAAGATGTTCTCGCTCGTGTGCAAGCTTGAGGGACTCAAGTCCTACGAGAAGACCGGGGACTTCATAACCTA